TGACTTGCACAGTGTTGAACACAGACACATAATTGCCGCTGGTATTTTTAAGAGTGGTGTAGGTTGAATCGCTAAGAAGCGTGGTTGCAAAATATCTGTTGCCCAAAGAATCTGTGGTTAGTACCCATGTGGCACTTGCAGGTAGAGCATTGGTGAGCGGAATACCTAAATTAGGTTCTGCATCTTTTAAGCTTAAGAATTGATATCTTTGTGGACTTACATTACCTGGGGAATTGGGTCTTTCCTTACCACTTAATAAAAACGGTGTGTTTTCTTTCATTATTAGTTTTCATTAAATGCTTCAAGCAGTGAAAAGCTTACATCAACTGCATTTGTAGTATCACTAAATGCGACAATGGAATCACCAGCTGTGATTAAAACTTTACCAAGCGCCACATTGGCTGAATCTTTTACAGGAATGGGAAACCCGGAAACCAAATAATATAATGTTTTTGTATCAATACTTGAAATGCCCACCGACATTGTTGATACATTGTTTGTTTTATTGGCACCTTGAACGGTTAAAACAATTGTAGCTCGTTGCGATGGACATACATAGAGTGGCTCGATATTTCTAGTATATAGAGGAAGTGTAAGTATTTTACGAACAAATTTATTTAAAGGTATCTGCGCCATATAGTTTATTTATTCCAGAGCCAATACAAATGGGGTTATAAGTGAAAATATTGATCTGTTGAAGGTACGGCCTTCAATTGTACCTGTAGCTTGTCTAATAACAAAGTCAGTACCTACTTTAAAGTCACCTTGTTCATTTGTTAAAGTTACAAAAATAACACCTCCATCACGCGGACAAACTTCGTTTTCTGGTTTTGAAATACCACCTAATACCGGCAGTGCTGTACTTAGAGTGCTACCTGAACCAACATATTCCATTGTATATGCGCTAGCTAAAATTGTACTTCTTAAATAAAAATTAACTTTTCCTCCGGAAATATATGTAACCGCGGGATCAACAGTAGTTATTTGATAAGTTACAGGTCCAACTAAACCGGCAGTAGTAATTTGAAATAGCGTGCGAGGCGTTGATCTGTCGGCCTCACATTCAAATACCATTAATTGTGCAGGTGTTAATGCAATTACTGTTGGATCAACTTTTTGAACAGTAAAGCTTTGTGAACCTGCAGATACATCTGTGACCAGTGTACCAGTTAATACAGGTGTATTAGATTTACCGTGCGCAACAAGACCAGAAAGACCGAATGAAGCATTTGAAGTATTAATATCACATTGTCCACCTGCACTAACCATGACTGCAGTTGTACCACCAATAGTAAAGATACTAACAAGCTGTGCATAACCATTGCTCTGTACAATAATACCATCACCGCCTTCATTAAACTGCGTATAAGAATCGAGAACCATACTACGTATGAATCCACCAACTCTATTACCATCCACTCTCATTCCAGCACCAGCATTATCTAATCCTGGAGCAGTTGATTGTGTGATAGAGCTACACCCTTGCACATATGGACTGGTAATAATGTACAGTGGATGACCTGGCACATTTTTATTACCAGTTGGAGGTGATACTATATAGCTCGGCGTATTAAAAGCTACCTGGTATTGCGGGTCAGAAACGTTGATATCAGGAAATGCTACAGCTGCAGCCGGCCGCTTATGACCTCTGAAAGTGAATCCCCACACATAATCTGCATTTGTAACCCATAACAAATCATTGGTTGGAATTTGTGGAAAGATATTTGTGCGTCTCAAATTGTCACCAATTATAGAAGTTTTTGGTGGCACATACACAGGGTTTTTTTCATAATAGTCCCCTGTTTTGACAAAAATGGTGAATTGTTGGGTGGGCCTGGAAGCAGCAAACTGACACGCTCTTTTAATGGTTCGAAACGGATAATTTTCTGCAGTTCCTACATTAGTATCTGCTCCACTAGTAGTAACATATAGTACGTTAGGTGTTTGCCACAACCCACCACTGATGAGGTTGGAGATTGTGTAGAAGTCTACCTGGAATTCACCTTGATTAGGCCTATAACCGACCAAAAAATCTGAAGGTACCGGTGTAGTTCTTGAGAAATCCGCAAAAGACCTGTACATAGTATTATTTAGTTTTAACAACCTGGAAACAGGTGTGCTAAATTAAATTAAGTTACTATTAGGCGGAAGCTTGTTCTTTTTCAACCGATTCGAGAGGAACAACATCCACGCGACTCGCAACACGGGTCCCACTAATCAAAGTAACTGGGACAAGCGCGGCTTTGTATTCTGTAAGAAGGTTTTCTACTTTCTTCTTGAGTTCCAGCAATTCCTGCTCTCTTGGTGTGAGTGTATTGATTGTTTCAGACATGTAGGTATTTACTATGTACGTTTTATTTTCAACTATGTTTTAAAGATTAAATTTGAGTTAAACGTAAGTCCAGTATTACTTGCATACGGATTACGCAAGTACCTGTTATGACCGCCAAACAAAGTGTTGATGTCAGTATAACTAGTTGATGAGCTGTAAGCAGTATCATACAATGCACCGCTTGTGGCTGTGTTGATAGTGAACATTTTTACTTGATGAGGGAAAGCATCAGGATTCAACTGATAAAACAGTGCACACATACCAGCGACCTGAGGACTAGCCATGCTGGTGCCTGATATATTAACTTGTTTGTAGCTTGAATTTAAGAAATACGCAACACCACTTTTGTTATTTGTGTTGCTGCAACTGCTCATTATATCTGTGCCTGGTGCATACACATCAACACCAGGTCCACCACAACTGAAATTTTTCTTATATTCTGTAGGTGTTGCAGTTGAATCTACACATCCAACCATTATTGCACTCAAGCTGTATGGGCTTGAACCACGATGATAGAACACCTGCTCCCCATATACGCCACCACTGCGATTGAAATAATTATCATAATCAGCACCATTAGGCACATCAATTTTAAAGTAATCATTACCTGCAGCGACACACACAGTAACACCCGCTTCAATTAATTCGTCTAAATCTGTATCCACAGAAGCTATGCGCACAGGCACTCTGCCTGTGTAATTTACCATGCCAAATCCGGCAAATGGGGCCGAGCTGGTCCAGCTTTGCCCGCGGTAGCTGCCTCCTGTCATATTATAATAGGTCGTGCTGTATCCCCAGCTCATGTTAACAACTGTGGGTCGCTTTTTGCCAGTTGATGGGTCAACGGGTTTGTTCAAATGCCATCCCTTCACCACATCAAAACAATCTTCGATAGGTATGCCTGTACCATAATCACCAAATCCTTCTAATCCATTAACTTTAAGAGCATATACTCTGGCATTTTTGGCCCATCCATAAGTTTTGCCACACATTATGCCACCCACGTGTGTACCATGACCGTCAAAATCTCTATAAAAATTTACACTCTGTATACCTGCAATACCTGAAGCGGTGTACCAGTTGATTTGCTGCACCCTAGATGCATTGTTTTTGTCAGTGAATTCTGGATGGTCTATTTGCAACCCAGAATCGTGTACAACAACATCCACCCCTGTGCCATCTAGATGGTATGGATATGCACAGATTGTAGGGAATCCTGTGCTGCCATAAATTGTGTTGTTATTAAATGCACATCTCAGCAACCCCCAGTTAACAAAAGGACCACTGTCACTTGTGGTTTTATTAAAATTTGATGATTGCAAAACAAAGGGAGATATTTTTATGTCATCGCGTTGATCTGGGGGAATTTCTACAGCTAAAACCCTTGGATCTTTTTGCAATAAGCTAGCTTCATCATCAGATAAGAAGTAGTGTGTATTTCTCTGTGACAACGGTCTCTCATTGGCAATCTCTACTTGTCTGCTGGGTACAAGCTCTTCATTTGAAGATTGCACCATGGCATCATAAAAAGCATCGTAATCAACACCTGCTTTGAGTGTTACAATGTACTCTTTCATTAGTGTTAGCTTAGATCAACCCATCCTGTAGAAGCATATCCTTGAAATTTATTCGTTGTGGTGTTATATATCATGTCACCATACAGAGGTGCAATAATGTCCCTTTGCATGGAGGTGAGGTTTACCAGGCGAAAAGGTGTATTTGAAACAGTTACGCGGGTTACTGCATCCAATAGAATATTACTACCAGAAGACAGTGTGGGTGTACCTGTACCCACTGTATTGATTTGATTGGAATATATTATGCCTCCAACAGATAGATTTGTTGTGACTGTGCATGCACTCAAAATTACATTGCCAGAAGATACTAACACAGTATTACTAGCTGGGTCTGTAACATTTGACAGACCATTCCATACGTTATTATGTGCAAAGTACATTCTGCCATCAGCATGACTGTGCGCCAGTGCACCATCGTACACAGTGGCATTAGGAAAAGTTGATTGATTGGCATGGTAAAATGGTATTACACTGCCTACACCAGGGGCAAGTATGGCTCCAATGTCACTCACAGTTACTAAACTGTTTTGTATCAATTTTCCAGTGGACAGATCATATCTTGCTATTGCGTTGTCAGTAGCAATGCCTGGGCCGAACACATCACCAGTAACGGCACCCCAGCTAGCGCTATTTGCAGTGGTGGTTGCATACACACTGTTCCATGAAGCAGAGGCAGCTGCTAGTAAACTAATATCTGTGGCTGGCCCGCCTGATAGATAAGCAGCACTGTTGGAGACCAAATTGGTGTATGCTTGTGACCATTTGGCACTATTACTACCAGTGGTAGTATACACACTATCCCATCCTGCTGCGCCACTCAATGGTGCAGAATTTAATGCATTTCTTATGCCAGTTATTGTGGTGCTATCTGCTGTTGTGATTTCTATTGCCATATTATATAATATTTATCCTTTTTTTGATTAGATTACCTCAATATAAGAGAATTGCTTACTTGATGAGGCTAGTGCATAACCAGCATCATTTGCAAATATTATATCTAGTTTTTGTGGGGTATAAAAGGCTGGGAGAGTAAATGTGAGAGTATTATTGGAAAGATCTTTATAGTTTGGCATAGGATAAGCAGAAAACGGCGGGTTACCAGCACTGACACTTCTTCCAGAACTATAAAAATCATAATATTTTTGTGTGCCATCAAACTTATTAGAACTCAAATAAAGACCCACATCAGTTTTGTAATTAAACATATTTCCATTCACAGTTATTTGTTTTCCTGAAGTTCCAACAGCGACCGTGAAAGATGGATAGCTTTTCATGGCAAAGGTCCTAAAGGTGTATAGAGCTTAATGTCAGAAATAACAGGTCGACCAGAGATTGTTACAGTTTCAGAATTAGCAAAAGCAGATAGCGGGGACTGTGTGGTAATTTCTTGAGATTTAAGAAACGCATATGCACCATAGTCTAATGACATCCCTGTACTTACAGCAGTGAATTGTGTATCAATTTTATAAATGTTTTTAACTGTCTCTTGAGGATCTGGAAATAAGAAGCCTTTGATTGTAAATCCTGTATCTGCAATAATTTGTGCTTTTTGATTTCCATTGATATCTGTAGGATAGGACATGTTGATGGTACCATTCCATAAGACCTCAGATCTTATTTCTTGTGTATAAGGTAAATTAAATTCTTTTGGTATAGTCCAACTAAGAATTATATAGGGGTTATTAAAAGGAACAAAATTGGTAAGAATTTGGTCCATATCAGATTGATAGCGAGCCAGAATACTCATCTTCACATCGATGTTTACAGGTACTGGTGCTTTGTAGTAGAACGTAGCAGGTCCTGGATTATCTTCAAAAGGTGTGCCTGCAGCATAAAATCCTGCATTCTTATTGAAAACTCGATTATTGTCTCTTGATATGCTGCTTATTGTTATGCTAACAACAGGCAAAGTTATATTTTGTGCAGGGTTGACTAAATCGAAAAGTACACGCTCCTTAGGTGCATAGATGTATCTTACTTGTTGAGTAGCACCAGGTACTCTATTTTTATCGTATCGTTTAATTACAACATCATCAAATGCAGCAAGAAATTGGATTAATAAATCCTTAATTTCAAAATAGTGACTCTGCATCTTCATATTCTATATTTAGTAGAATACTAGGTGCGATATATTACTTATAGAACTTCCACTTCAAGGCAGATATCTTTGGAGCCAGCTTGCGGCGTAGAGACGGCTTCATAAAGGTCCTGCGAATTTTTAAGTCTTCTAAAACACCGCAACGTTTAACAGCATTAGTAAATTGACGAAGTTTTTTATCAAAATAAAGCTTATTTGAGCTCTTGCCCTTCTCTAACTTTACTTCACAATTAACCATAATGTTTTTTATTTATACTTTCAGATGGAATCTTCAATGACATTTATTTCAAGTTGTGTATTGAAGAATTTACCAGGTTTCTTGGGCATGAGCTGTTTGGCATTAAATTTTATTTCTTCTGATCCATGATGAAAGATGGAAGTGGCATAATTGAGAATAATTTTTTTTGTGTATTGATCAAAGAAATATGGGTAAGGTATTTCAAACATTTTCTTACTATGGTTTACACCAATTGTGAATACAAGATAGAAATCCTTAATACAAAAAAGAATTAATTTACCGCTCTTTATTATTTTGTTATTGATGGTAAAGTTGACTCGCTGCTGCAATAAACTGTTGATAGCTTTTTCTAGTTGTTCTGCTTTCATTATGAGTCCATGTAAGCTATCTTTTGTGCAGCAGATAGACGGGCTAGATTGTTTCTAAAATATTTCCAAAAAGCTTCACCGGCAGGTATGGATGTAATCAAGTCACAATTGTCACAATTTACCGCTCGGTAATCTTGCATGAAAACATCCCATACGATGACTAGATTCTTTTGGTCGGGACTATAACGAGTAGATTTCATTGCTGGTTTGAAGTTTAATGCTACTCTACCATCAGGGCTATTCAACAATGATTGTGCATTTGTACACAACATTCTACGAGTGTTAGGTTTGCCTGGGCGGGGACGGCGCCGGGCAAATTTAATCTCACAAACGTTGTTTTGCAGAACGCTTTTTAGACTCATTAATGAGACTAGCATCTTGTTTTCTGGGTTGTACAACGCCGAAGATGCGTTGTTCGTTTAAGAAAATACCGTGTCTAACAGGTCCATGATCAACCACCTCAATATTGGCAATAGGCACACCCATGTTGTTGGGAAAACATACAAAGTCACCTCTCTTGACCAGTCGACACCCACCCCCGCTGAGTATAACTTTTCCAATACGCCAAGCATTAGTTTCTGCATTTACTGGTACAAGAATACCATTGCGTACAATTGTGTTGCCACCTGATTCACCTTCATCAACAAACTCCACAAGTAAAATATCATCCAATAAAGCCGCCATATCATAGCCGGTGAAAAGACTATTAAAATTATTTTTTGAATGTGTACTTAAATCAATTAAACTCTTCTGTACTGGCAGTTGATCAATACTTTGTTTGCTCATATAGTCACTTATACGTGAACTATATGGAAATCAAGAGCTCTTCGGCTTCTTGATATAGTTAATCCGTTGCTTTGGATATTTTGGTAATATATTGACAAGAAGATTGTATTGATCTTGTGGCGTTGTAAACACACGACTCATTCTATTAACAGTGTCATTAACAATTCTTGCTGCAGTAGGATCCAGCATGGATAACCATCTGTTGACCAAAAAAGGTTGATATTCCTTTTCTGCCTCTGGTGTATTGAAGATATCTTTTTTCTTGGAAAAAGCTACACTGTCAATGATATCAAATATGTTCAATGAGATATAATTTTTGTGGATGCAATGAAGATGTCATCATTTATCTGATAGAAAGAATTAATAACATCTTGCATGAAACTTGTCACATCAGTATCACTTAGCTCAGTACTAAACGCAAAGGCCGGGGCTTGTTTACCAGCTCTAACATTAATACCGGTATGACCCAGAGCAGCTGCATCTTTAACATGTACAA